GTGTCTTGGGCGACGTTCTTCTGCTCCGCCCCCTTTAGGGGTGGGGGGGGTAACCGCCCACAATCATTAGGTAATTGTGCTAAACCATAAAGCGAGCACATTAGGTGTTCACCCTGTTATCTTGTGGATTCACCGACTTAGACGCTATCCCAACGATATCCTTGAACACGTCTCGAAGTGTAGGTTGTGGCTTGCCTTTACGGCGCCTGCTGCAAGCTGGACACGTGCAAGCTGCGAGAGGTTCCCGGCGCTCGTTTCTAAACTCGCCCTCTTCGATAAGAATCACCCCAAGATCGAGAAGCATATCCCAGACCAGCACGGGCAGCTCAACATCTAGATCGTGCCAGTCTCGCACCGTCTCCGCGTGGATATCCAGGTAAGCCGCAATCGTTGAACATGGAGCTCCGAGATCTGCTAGCCCCTCGATCAAGTCTGCGGCGCCGCGTTGCCCTGGCTCGCTGAACCTTACGGCCTTGAAGTAATGCTTTGCTCGCTTATAGTTGCCGTTACAGCCTAGCTTCTTATGCTCCGTCATCTAGCACCCCCATCGCGCAACCTTGCAATGTCTTCTTTATTCCCTGAATGAACGCCCCGAGATAGACCCCGGCCCGCCATGGGTCGATAATCATAGCGAAGATCGCCCCCGCCGCAGCGCATACGGCGAGACAGAAAACTCCCGGGATCAGGATCACAATGGCGCAATAGGCGATCCAGACGTGCAAGAATTCCCCAAGGCCCTCGTTTTTTGTGGTATCTGTTGGATTCAACTCGTGAGGATCGATCATGGCTACACCTAATAAGAAAGCGCCAGCAAAGAAAACGCCAGCTAAGAAATCCGCCAAGCCTGCGAAGGCCGCCGAGCCCGCCCCGGTTGAGATGGGATTGCGTGAGAAGCTGTTGAATCTTCATGCTCATCCTCCTACGCCCCCAATTCGGAAAAAATAACATGCGTCCTGGCTTCACCTCCGCGCTCAACGTAATAGTCAAACGCGGTAAGCCTGACGAGCTGCCCGTCATCGCGATAGAATCCCGCGATCTGTAGGCTATCGGCGATGGCTTTGCACAAGTTGTCCAGGTCTGGCCTGGTTGCCTTGCGGATAGGGTGATCAGATACCGGGATCCCTTTGTGGGTCTTTTGCTGTAGCCTCTTCGGCCTATCGTGAAAAAACCGAATATCAAGCGCAACGGGACCATCGACCGGCCTTAAAGGTGCGCCCTGGCGCAAGTAAATAGCGCAGGATTGCTCGTAGCGCTTCGTCTTGGGGTCTTGGTAGGTTCTAACCTTTCCGCTCATTACAGCGGCTCTAACGCGCCTCTTCGGTTGTGGCGGGATTGGTATCGTTATCGATGCGCTGAAGTTCAATTGCCGATCTCCATGTGTTCGAGGATCCCCGAGATATCAACGCCTGCCGACAATGCGCGAGAAGGATCCCATTGCCCGTTGATCTTTGCTTTGGCGCTGTTGCTCTTGAACGCTGCGCGGAATGATGCGCGCTGGCTTGCTAGCTCGCGCTCAGTGCCCCGACAAAGAGACTTCCAGCCACCCGCAGCCCTGACGCCTGAAGCGATGGCCCTGGAGCGGATCGGATCCATGTCGTATTCGAGATCTGTTGGCGGGCTATACGAGCCCCGAGCGGCCACAAGATCGAGCACCTCCCCAAATACCTCGTCCGCGTCTTCGAGGGAGTCAAGCCGCTTTTTATTCTCCACCCGTGGAACGCTCGAGACAATAACCGCGATGGGCGGCCATGCCGAGGTCAGCCGGGTTAGTATCACCTTGTGGATCGCCGTCTCAATCTCTTCATCTGTGAAGGGCTCAAGGTACGCTTCCCAATGTTTGCCAATGCGTTGAGCGGTCGTCCCTTCTGGTATTCTGTGGCCATTGTCGAGTAGCGCCTGAAGTCCGTTTTTTAGTGCTTTATGTGTTGCCAAGGTTGCCCCCTTTGGTCTGTTGTAACGTCTATTATGGTTGGTTCATCTGGGAAAAAGTCTGCCGAGGTGATCGGTTTGTTTGCTTCGTTGTCGGTTTGTTCAAGCTCTAGCGCCTTGGATATATTTTCATCTCTGGTTAGGAATTCCAAATCAGCGCGCCATCTTCGGTCGTTGTCGCCTCGCCAATGACGGTTGAGGCAGCATAAAGAGAAATAGTCCGTAGGTGTAATGCCTGTGCCAGCTAGCTCTTTGAGCAGGCGATCAATGCCGGTCTTGCGGTTTTTGCCGATGCGTTTACATAGCTTGAAGCCGGGAAGGTGGTCAGCCCTGCTCTCGTTTTCTGTGATGCTATTATAAGCCGCTTGCACGCTTAGATAGGCGTTTTTAGGCTTCTCAGCCACTAAACCCACCTTGTTGTTGTTATGTGTTAATTTGTTAATTGTTTTGTTAATTACTGTTGAATTAAAATGTTTGTTAATTGTGTTAACGGGCGCGCGCGAGGATTCCGGGTTTTCGGGTTTCTTGTTTATTGGCTCGCTTTTCTTATTTTTGCGCTTATTTCCGGCGCTCGCGATCTTCTCTTCGAGAGCGTCCGCTAAGAAAGCCTGCACGCTTGATCCCTGCCTTATGGCCTCCAGCTTGAAAGCGCCCCAGAGATCCGCGTCAACCCGCGCTGCTATCGTCTTCTTCATCGTCTGTTTTTGCCTTTGTTAGTTTGCTAGTTTGTTAACATGTTAATTTTGTTAGTTTGTTAACATGTTAATTTTGTTAGTTTGTTAACATGATAGCTAAAATAAGCCTTTAAATATTGTCACCGTCAACCCCCGCCCCACATGCGAAGACGTTCGGCCAACGCTAAAACGCGATCAGCGTAACGAAACGCGCGCGGGCCTGGCCTTTTTCCTGCGTTATACATAGCGAGGCCCAACCGAAGATCGCGGGCTTTCCTGGTGTAATGCGTGAAGGCGCGGATCCCCGCGTCAATGGGATCGCCCGGCCAGAAGCGCGGGATGGCCTGGAGCGCGCCCACAGCCCCACAATGTGAAACCGCACCGGGATCAAACCTACTCTCATAATAACCTACTGCAATCAGCACAGCGGGATCTAACCCCTGAGCCTCTGCCCTGGTGCCTATATCGGCACAAACCGCGAAGGCTTGATCGTAACCCCCGCGAACAGGGAGAAGCATCACCAGGGAGCATAATAGAGCGCTCATCGTTTCTTTGCCCTCCATCGCGCAGCGCGGCCCTGCCTGATATCATAATGGACGAAGCGCCCAGGGTAGAGGCCAACCCCGCCTTGGGCGATCTTCCCGTCCCTGATTAGCTTCAAGATCACAGCGTGCAAATCCTCCGAAGTCATCCCGCGCACTTTCAGGTCAGCCGCTTTCGCGAGGAGGTGTTGAGACTTTGGGACGCCGGAATTATTCGCCGGGAGTCTGAAGCCTGAGTGAATGCGGATCGGCTTTCCGATCTCGTCTCGTATGCGTTGCACGTTATGAGCGAGCGCGCGCACGTTATCCATCAAGTGAGAAGGCACCGTGCCCCCCGTTTGAAACTCTTCAAGGGTAAAATTATCTGTCAACTTCATTCAAACCACCTCCAACCGGTTGGTTTTGTTCTTACGATGCCCCAAGATCCGCGCTCCTCAACCCAATCGATCTCGGAGACGGCCACAAACTCGAAGACCTCTTGACCGTTTACGCGATAGAAAAAGCCTGTTTTCACTGCGCGCAATGTGGGATGCCAGTCGCCTTGTGCCGAATATAAAAATCGCGCCTCTGGCCACGTTAGGCCGTTGTTTTTAGGTTCAAGTATTACCATGTCAGCCCCCCTTAGAATGGCACGTCATCTTCAGTGAATGGATCTTCTGGAATCATCTCGATTAGCGCCGCGTTGTTTTGCGCGATCACGTCTCCAAGATTAGCATCAGGCTCCGCCGCTGGGGGCTCTTCTGTGATCTCGAATTTCTTTTTCTTAGGCGCGCGTTTCTTCCTGATCTTCTTCTTCACGTCGTCAACGGTGTTGACCGGGTTAGCCGTCAACGCCTCGGGCTCTTCAATCCTGAGAAGCTCAGAAGGTGACCGCCCGACCTCACCAGCGATCTCCAGGTCTAAGGCGTCATCAAGCTCAAGCGAGCGCGGCAACATCGAGCACAGGCGACGAACTGCAGACTTGCGAGCCATCGCCGCGAAGTGGTTGCGCCATGAGTCTGACCGGCTATCCTTCGCGATCTTGTCGATGTCCTCGCGGGTCATAACCTCGAACTGAGGATCGGCGCTTTCAAAGTACGCGATGGCGTAAGCGCAAATCAGCTCCCCGCGCGGCCCGTCAATCTTTGGCTTGTGAATAAGGTTTGGGGTTAGCCCTTCGTCCCAGTCAAAGGCATCGTTTTTGAATACCACGTTTGCCTTGATCGTCTTCGCCGTTCCTGACCTTATGGCGATTGATATAAGCCCGCGCCAGCCTGGCACAAAGGTACACTTACGCCCGTATGGGACAAGATAGCCATGACCGTGCAACCCCGAGCAATCCAGCCCCATCCGCGCCGCTTGTAGCACGGCCTCGTATATAGACTCCTTCGAGCATTTAGCCAGCGCCGCGTTTTGGTGGATGGCGATTGAGGTCGCCTGGATCATCTGGCGCGCGGTTAGCCGCTTCGCCATCGCTGCAATTGCCGTCTGTTTGCCTTGTAGGTATTTCACAATTTCACTCATTGTCTGCCCCTTTGAATTTAGCTAAGAACGGGCGTTGCGCCGCGTTAAGTTTAGTGTATTGATCAATCAGCTCGAGAGCTGGGTTTATGGCTTTGATCAGCCCCTTATAGTCGGTGCGCCTTGATTGCTTTCGCGCCTTCCAGGTAATCGAAAACCAATCCGCCTCGATTCCTGACGCATCTCCAATGATACACTTGATCGCCGTCTTCACTTCGTCGCGCTGGGTTTCTAGCTCTTTGATCTGCGAATCAATAACTTGATATTGCCTAATCAGTTTTTGCTGGTCCTCGTTAGCTTCGAGCATATAGCCTTCATCTTTGGGCCATAGGCGGACAAGGTTTGAAGAGTCGCGAGACACGGGATCGGGCGGGCTGTTGCCCTTGATCGAATCGTGCCAAAACTCGCGCGCCGCTTCCACGAGCTGATCTTCTATCTCTTGATCGTGGTGGATTCGATAATGGCGAAACTCCTGCCCGGTTATGAGCACGCAAAGATCCCAATGCTGGATCGGGTCGAATCCCTGGAGCTTGCACATAGCGCGCGTGATCCACATGTACCATACGCACTGGAGGAGGTGCTCTTGTGGATATTTGTTTGATTCAGTTTCGCCCCATCTGTGCTCACTTCTAATGCCGGTTGTTTTGACCTCGAGACCCCAGAACCAGCGGCCCTCTTTCTGGTCGAATAGGATCCGGTCTGGGCTGCCATACGCCCAAGGGTGATCAGGATGGCGGATTGTGCCGGGGGTGTACATCTTCAGCCCGCGCGCGTCTGAGGCTAGCCCCCTGCGCTCATAATAGAGATCCGCCACAATAGGCTCGAGCTTGTTCCCCATCATAACCGCGTCATTCATCTTAAACGGCGCTCCTTCGCCGTGCTTATTCAGGTAGACGTCTAGCGCGGTCTTGTACGGGTGAAGCCCCATGATAGCAGCCGCGTCGGTTCCGCCCAGTCCTGACGCCCTGTCGAAGGTGTCGAAGTCGAATATGTGATCGTCAAGGTTCATTGGTTGCCCTTTTTTTTGTTCTGATTGTGAGTGCTGCTCGTTAGTTCATGTTTTGATAACTGTTCAGCAAATGCAGCCATCCCATTTTAGTGCGGGGAGTTTCGTATGGATAAAAACAAGGCTCTTCTTCAGGACACTCCATTTTTGCCCTTTTCATCTCCTTCAAAGCCCCTTTCTTAGTAGCTGTCCAGTGTGCTACATAGGAATCTCCATCATAACTTATCACTAAATAAATCACTGTTGTCCCCCATCCACTTGCGTCTCGCTATGCCCTAAGAGCCGGTCAATCTCGCGCCTGGTTATCCGCCAGTGTCCGCCGATTTTCACGCCTTTGATCTCGCCGCTGTAAAGGTGGCTTTTTATCGTGCGCGTCCCCATGCTCAGGATCTCGGCTACCTGCGCGACGGTGTACGCCTCGGGCTGTTTTTCTGTGGTCTTCAATTTCTGCCTCCTAATGTAGGCTGGTAGTTCTGGGATTGTTGGTAGGTTCATGGGTTGCCCTCCGTCATTTGTTGGTTTGTTGTTTATTGTGCGGGCGCAACCCGCGCGCTTGGAAAACACCTGATAAAAACAGGATGCGCCCGCACGTCTTATAGATCGCTATGCGAACAAATCATCTTGCATATCTTCAGACTCTGCCTCTGCAAGGTTTCTGCACGCTTGATCGTAATATTCACGCTTCAACTCGAAGCCCACAAACTGGCGGCCCTCTTCAAGCGCAACATAACCCTCAGACCCTATCCCTGCGAATGGAGATAGAACCAGATCGCCGGGGTTGCTCCAGAGTTTTAGGGCTCTCCGTATAACCTGGAGTTGTAGCGGGCATATGTGGCGCTCGTCCTTTTCACTTCTGGCAGACCTGAATTGTAGAGTGTTGCTTGGGTTTATGTCATCCCATACAGGCGAGGCGTACCGCTGCCAAAGCCCTACTGGGAATGTCTCGTTTGTGTGCTCAACTCGCTCGGGGTTGTCTCCTGGCTTTCTCATTGTGACGAGGTAATCAGCGAGCCCCTGGCGATTCATGCAAGAGTCTTTTTTTATCTGTTTGTGGAGTAAGCCGAGCGCCTTTGTTCTTTGCATTTGAGTTACGGGATCTTTCCAGATGCAAACCTCAGAATGATATATCCACCCAGCCTCCATGAACTCGCGAATGAGATCCCCTCGAAAATCGGATAGACCTATTACACCGTCCTTCGCCTTCGACGTGGGTATGTTCATGCAGTGAAAAGACAACAGGCGGCCAGGCATTGTAACTCGAAGCAACTCCGAAACCAGAAACCCAAACTGCTCGAAGAATTCCGCGTGATTTCTGCAATTCCCCATGTCTCTGGTGCTCGCTGAGTAGGTGTATAGCGATGAGAATGGAGGAGAGAAGACGGTATAATGAACAGAATCATCATCCATCTTTGATACGCCCTCAACGCAATCTCCGTTATACATCGCCCAATTTTGTCCGATCTCTCTATCTTCCATGTAAGTTTCCTTTGTTCTTGATAGTCCGCCCCAATCATCCATGGAGCACATATATTCAACCATTGATGACGCCATGATCTCCGCGTCTCTTTCCTTTCTGCGAATGCTCGCCAATACAGGTAACTCTTGTTCAGAAAGCGCAATATGCACATTTACCGATCTATCCTGCCCGAAGCGCCAACACCTGCGAACGGCCTGATAGAATCTCTCATATGAATGAGTGAGCCCAGCAAATGCCATGTTGTGGCAGTTCTGCCAGTTCATTCCAAATCCGGCGATCTGTGGCTTCGTAACTAGAACGCGGATCTCTCCACGTGAAAACGCCATCATCCTCTCTGCCTTCACGTCGTCCTTATCGCTCCCGCTCACCTGTACTGCGCCATGGATGAACGTGGATAGCGCGTCGCCCTCGGCATTCAGATCGCACCAAACCAGCCATTGTTCATCGCTGTCATTTACAAGGTCAGATATTATCTGAGCGCGGCTCTCAAGGCTGGCTTTTCTCGCCGCTCGGAGATCCGTCAAGGATAGGGCTGTCGGGAAAAGCACGCCATCCTGTTCAAAAGAGCTCTCCGCGATATGCTCGATGATATTACATTCTGGCAAGTCGAAGCCTTGCGCAGGAAATCCAAGATCGGCTGGCGTCTTTATCGCGACCCCCCACGTTGATACCCATTTCCAGAAGTCATCCTCGGCATGTCCCTTTAGCCTCCATTTTGAAGTCTCGCCGCCATCGTGAACAAAGAATGTTGCGAGCATTTCCGCGCGGCTCATCGCTCCAAGAAACTCCGCATGGTTTCCAAGCTCCATGTGATCGTTTGGGGCTGGGGTTGCGGTACATGCAAGCCGAAAAGGAAGCGCCAAAGACGCCTCTATTATCGCTGTTCTGGTCTTTCCGTCGTAACTCTTCAGAATGCTGCTCTCGTCCAATACGATCCCGCTATATTCTGAAAGGTCGAATTTGTGAAGCTGTTGGTAATTCGTAATCGTAATCGGCGCCGCCTTCTTACCGTCCCGACTAACGGCTGCGCTTATTCCAAACCGCCGAGCCTCCGATGCTGTCTGCTGCGCAACTGCTAACGGTGTCAGGATTAGGACGTCTCCAGGCACATGTCGCGCCCATTCTAGTTGCATGAATGTTTTGCCGAGTCCGCAGTCCGCAAATATAGCGGCGCGGCCCTTAGATAGTGCCCAGTCTACAATCCTCTTCTGGAAATCGAATAGCTCAGAAGATAGCCCCTCGATCCTTGTGATCCCGCGCGCTGGCGCTGCGATTGCTTTTCTGTCTAGGAAGTCTTTATATGCGCCCATTGTTCTGCCCCGTCTGAATGTTTAATTCTATGATCTAGCCTGTTCAATTTCTGCGCGATAAGCGCCTCAACCTCGCCATCTTCTCCGAATGTTTCTGATAGTTGCCCCGCGACGATCATAACGTCGGCGATCTCTGATAGCACATCGCCCTTGGAGCATTTACCGCGCGAGTAATGGTGTATTGCGACAATCAATTCGCCGCACTCCTCAACCATCATCCCAAGTTGCGCAGGCTCGCCCCATAGGCGTATGATTTTTTGAGATACAGATGCAATCCGATCTCTTAGTAGGTCTGTTTCTGTCATCGTCTGCCCTCGGTCTGTTGTTTGCGTCCCAGTCGGATCGTTTAGTCTGCGTATTCACCTTCTCCATATGCACGGTCAACAAGCTCTTGAAGCTCAACGTTCTGCCGCTGGAGCGTAGCAACGCCCGTCCATGACTGGTTAGGCTTGCTCTCACGGGATGACAGAGCGTCAAGCAGTCGGTTCAAGTTGTTACGTGTCGCGGCGGCGGCCGTGGCCATTGCTTCGTTCATGGCTGTAGTGTCTGCGTCCATTTTCTGCCCCTGGTTTGTTTTTGCGTTGCTCATATTCAGATAGTACATGCCGGTTTCGCGCTTTGCAAGTCTTTTTTTCACTTTATTGCGCTTTTACTCTCACGCCCCGAGAAAATCACAACAACACACGTCGGCGCTACAGTGATCTGCGCGATGCTCTTCGATCTCATATTCTAGATCCTGCAACCGTTTTAGGGTGTCAGCTAAGGTGGCCCGCAGGGCTTTGTTTTCCCGCTCGAGCCTGAAGCGGCGGCCCTGCTCCGCGCATAGCTGCAAGCGCCATCTGCGCGCCTCTGGATGCTCTTCTGTGGTCTTTTCTTGTTTGTTTGTTTTGCTCATGGGGTGCCCTCTTTGTCTTCATTCATCCACTTCCAAAAAAATTTTTCAGGAAGGTATTTTGCTTTTAGTGTGTCTATTTCTTCTATGAGGCGCGCGTTTTCCTGTTCTAATCGGGCGATTTTTTCAGCGTCTTTGTTTGCCTGGTGGTTTGTTTCGCTCATGTTCTGCCCTCGCTGGTTTGGGTTGTTCAGTGCAGCTCCACCACAAAGAATAGAGGGAATGTCACCCCGCCCACCTTGATCGATCTGCGGTACATTTTGCGGGGGTAGTGATCGGCTCTGCTCGCGCTGCGCTCAGCGTCCGCCATTTCGGGTGTCACAAAAACATATCCCGCGCCTCCCATGTGTTCATGGTATCCGTTTATTGTGTTGATGTGGGTGGTGCCTGCCACCCTTTGAATCGTTTCTGTTGGTGCGTTCATTTTCGTATCCTTGGTTGAGGCTGGTTGGTGGTTTCGGGCAGTTTGAAGCGTGCCCAGGCTTGGGGGTTTATGCGTGCTGGCTGTCTTGTAGAATCTCGCCCTTTGCGGCTAAGTGCTTGCATATTTCCAGCCCAAGATCCGTGAAACGGTAAACCATATCTCGCGGCCGGTTTTTCGCAACGGTGTAGGCTTCAATGTCCCTTATCCTGATTATCCCTTTTTTTACTAAGTCGCTCAGATTTCCGCGCATCTGTTTAGTGGGTCTTATGTTCCCACAGCTTACCCACGCATCACACGCCCAACCCGACCAATCAAGAGAATGATCCGCGTATTTTTTCAAAGTAGAAAGGGTTGCAGGGGTTAGGTTGCTGATTGCTTGTTCTGTTGTTGCTTCGTTCATGTTCTGCCCTCGATGGTTGGTTGTTTGCGGGCAGTTTGAAGCGTGCCCAGGATCTAAGACAAATCAAGAGTAAAAGTAGAGATCAACCCACTTGCGAGCTTGACCCGTAAGCGTAACAGACCCATAAAACAAGCCATCTTCGCGGGGCTCAATATCAAGACGCCGGTTTAATGTTGTTGCCATTGGGAGCGAGTCTGGCGCGTTATGGTACCGGCCAAACCTGTTCCATTCACTGGTCATCTTGGTCAGTGCCCTACACGCCGCTGCGTTACTTTTCTGCCCTGTTGTTTTGTATGTCCTAGCTTCCATTCTCTGCCCTCGGTTTGTTTTTGCGTTGCTCATACTCAACAAATAGCCGATATCAACAAACCAGTCAAGCCTTATTTGCACTTTTTTTCACAATAAAGCGCGGCCCTGCCTGTTATTTCTTGCGTTTATTGGCTCGGTTAGTTGGTCCGGGCACGTCGATACCTGTATGTCATCTGAAACATTTTCAGTTTTTCCCGTGTTTTCTTCAGAAGCTTTAATCCCTGAAGTGTGATCAGGGGGTAACGATAGGCGATCTTGTGTGCTATCGCCCCGCAGCGCCCACGGAAGCCGCGCCAAGCGCAACCCCGACCGCGAACCACAGCTCTGGTTTTCTGTACCAGGGATCCGGCTTTACCTGCTCCACCTTCACAAGCTCGCGATCTGTATCTCTTAGCGCCGTAGCAAGGGCCGCCCGCTCATCCTGGCAAAGCTTCAGGTCTACCCCTGCCCGCTTCGTCTGCGTCTCCTTTTCTGCCTCGCACCTTGGGAGGTCCACGTCTCGCGCTTTGATAAAGTCTCGCGCCCATGCGTCAGGAATCAAAACCCCCGAGCATGCTGTAACCTCTCCAGACTCAACAGGGATCGCGCCATCGCAGACGGCCCCGGACAACAGAAGGATCAAGATCGCGCCGGTCATCGCCGAAAGCTCCTATTGATTAGCGCCGCCAATGCTGCCCGAGAGTCGCCCGCCGCTGTCTCGATGGCCGCCGCCGTTTTATCTATCGCCGCGATCTTGTCTTTGTGCTCTGCCTCGATAGCCTCTAAAGCCTCTTCGGCTCCGTTTTTAGCATCCTGGCGCGCGCTGAACAAAGCGACCTCAACCCGGGCGCGACTCACAGCTACAGAAACGCGCCTTTTTTCCTCACGAGCTCTCCGGGCAAGGTAAACGGCCAGGCCGATCAAAACCGCGCCCAGGCCGACAATCCAGCCCGCGTATTTTTTGAGCTTTCGCTTTACATAAAAGAGCATATTAGGGGCGGTGGTAGGTGGGCAAACCATACCACCGCCCGGATCGGTGATCCCAGAAAACAAACCAAACCGGGATCACAGAACGCAAATCACGATTTAAACTTTGCGGCCGCGTCTGTGATTCCCTGTGCGCCTAGATAGGCCATCAATACAGACTCGAACTCGCCGCCCGAGATAACGCCGAGAAAAGCGGCAGCCCCCGCGACCAGCACAGCTAGCAGCTTGCGCGAGAGTAATTTATTTAGGAATTCCTTCATCATGGCCTAAGCCCCTGTCATTTTGGTTTCTATTTTCACGAGCCGCTCACGTAGCGCCGACACCTCAACCCACAACTCTTTTCTACCCCCGCGCTCAATATCTCCAGCCTTGTTTTGTGAGTCTCTGATCGCTGTTAAATCAGCCTCGATACCTTCGAGCTTTTCTTTAACATCATCTGCGCGCGATCCTTGATCGCTTTCCATTTTTTGAAGGCGTGACGCGAGACGCCAAAGAAGCGGCAACAGGAAACAACCCGCCCCCGCTATGGCCTGGCCGATATTGATAAGGTCATCCACGGGCTAGAGCTTCCATCCGCGAACATAAGCATATGCGCCGATACCCGTGCCGGATGCGTTGAAATAATATTGGAGAATATTTGCCAGCGTTCCCGTAGAGCTTGCAACATAGCCCGCGCTGGTAGCCGTGGCAGACAGGGGTAGATCAATGGTTGACTCCTCCTGTTTGCCCCCTCCCGCAGCCGCATTATCAAGATCGTATGCCTGGTGTATTAATTCCAGAGAATCCTCATAATTGCCATCTGCGGTTGTGCGTCCATCGTAGGAATACAGCCAATAACAACTCCGAGACGAGGCCCCCGTACAGGAAGAAGATGCCTTTATAAACGCGGTCCCTCTGTTCTCGTATGCCGTACCGGCCACGGGAGAAGGTGCGCACCTTGACACGTCAATTGCGGCGGAGTCTGAATGCTGCGCGCCCGCGTAAAGCACGTTCAACCCACCCTGGCCGACGTTGCCGCCGCCCCCTGTCAAATACATGCAACGTCCGGGGGCGGTCTGCCGAAACGCTACAACCCCGCCGAGGGAAAAGGCAGAGGGAACAACAACCGATGTAACCGTCCCCCAGTGGGTTGCGTTATTGACCGAGATCGCCGTGTTTCCACCGTTGGAGCTAGCATAAGCCGATCCCGTCATTTGCCACATGACAACCTTGCCCCCTCCATAATGCGCAGCGGTCACACCGAAGACGCTTGGCCCTAGTCCGTTTATCGCTGAAACCAGCGCGGTTGCAACGTCCGAGCCGGATGATGCTGCACTCGTGTCAACGGCTACATTTCCGCCCGTGATCGAGGAGTCTGCGTCAATCTCGAAAACCTTAGTAACTGCCGATCCGGTTGTGTAGTTATCTATCAGCGTGATCGTGGATGCGTCAGCCGGGACTCCTGTTAGCGTGAAAGTCGCGACCGCTGGAGCTGTATAGCTAAAGCCCCAAACAACATCCGAATAATGGGAATAGCCTGCCGGAAGCGAAAAAGACCCGCCGATTCCTGTAACGCCTGGCTCGAGCTTGCCAGAGGTATGCGCCAGCAAAGCCGCGCTTCCGTCTCGCTTGCTTATGATTCTCACGTCGTAGAACGTACCAGCCGCGACCGCCCCCGTGTCGAGCTTGCCCGCCCCGGTCCCTGTAAGGTCAAGGGTCATCCCTGAACCGCCGGGAGCAAATTCAAGCGTCAGGCTATCGCCCGCGCCATTTGTAACCGGCACAAAACAAGATCCCGTTATATCGCTCGAGTACAGCATCACCTTGTTTGAGGTTAAATAGTTGTCATCCATCGCATAACGAAAAGACAACCCGATCCCATATGAGGGGATCGCCTGCGATAAAACATTAGCGTTGCTATAAAACAGGCCCATCTCTAACCCCCGTCGATCTCGTCAAGGTTGTAACTTCTAATCGTTACGCTTCCGCCGCTGGCATCTGACCAGTAAACCCGCAAAGCCTCATAGACCCCTTCAAGCTGGAAGATATCGTTATTCGATAGGGTCTTCACGGTCGTATATTGATCCGCTGGCCCCTTGGCGGAAACGCTAGCAGAGGTTGTGACCCCTGTTACCTGTAATTGATGGGTTGTGTAGTTGCCCATATAGGAAGCATCGAGATCAATATAAGATCCCGCGCCGCCTGTCTGAGAGTAGGTCATTTTTTGAGGCATGGTTTTAGCTCCTGTTGTTTGTTGTTCATAGCATAATCTGGGGCGCTTTGTGGGTTATGCTGATTTTTTGCTGAATTCTACGGATAGGCCAAAAACCTCGGTGATGACTGTGCAGGATAGCTCAAAAACAAGATCCGTTACAGTGTCTCCGCCTGGCGATGCTAGGGGCCACGGCCCGAGCTTGAACTTTAAATAACCGGGGTAAGGGTTGCCACCTTCCGATGCCGTGCTACCATCAACGGAGGCGGTTTTTGTTTGTGAGTTATATATAACCGTAAACGTCCTATCGGTCGTTATCGCGCCCGCCTTGACCAGAAAAAACACGGTTACGCTTTCCGCGTTGGGCGGCGCTTGAAATAACCCGTACTGGCTCGCTGTGTTCATCTCACCGCAAGTCGTCGCCTGGGTCGAAGGATAACCGCGATAACATAGCCTTTGGCGATATAAGGCCTCAACATGGTGGGCTGGGCTGATTTTAACGTTAATCCCCTCGGGGGGGGTGTCAACATAGGCCGCAAGGATACCGGCCGGATATATGTTGGGGCTGTCTGTGTAAATTAGGTTGGGCACGTTCAGACCTCGTAAACGACATAGCTTTCAACAGGCCCGGAGAAGGCAATGGACAGGTGCTCCGTTGTGGTTACGGCGCTTGTTGTGTAGAGGGTGGTGGCGCTGCTAGATGATACCGTTGAGGATCCGCCATCACCATAAAGAGATCCCGACGTGCCAGAGGTGGCAAGAAACGACATTTTAAAAGATGGGGTTGTATCGTAGCTCGTAACCCTAAAAGACCTCGACAGGTCAATCTGTGGCGCGATCTCGATCGTGTCTGTTCCGTCGCGCATCAGCTCGTGAGAGAAATAAGCGAGCGCCGCGCGCCGCGAATCAAGTATATACCTGGGCGCCGCTATAAGCCTGCGGATCGCGTCCGTCCCGATAGGCATCCCAGAAGCCAGGGCATCAGGATCGGGGGGCAGCTCTGTTATTCCGTTTGCGTCGTTTGCAGCGGGCACAAAATAGCCGCCATAAACCTCAATCGTTCCGCTTTGCGCTGAGCACTTGATCGCGGCCTTTTCTGGGTCGCCTGTTCCAGTCGCGCCGGTTATCGTGGCAATTGCCGGTGTCGTTGATGCTAGAGACGCCGTGGAATAACTCGATCCGTCATAGTCAAAGCTGATTGTTCCGTTAGCACCCGCCCCGGTCACCTTGTAGACAATGTGAAGCTCGAACGCGCAAGAGCAGGGAGATAAAACGGTATTGATGAAAAGTTGCAATGTGCCTGACGTGGTTGACTTGTAGCTCAGAGGGCTAACCCCGCCGAGGATCGGCCGGTAATTCGACATTATATGATCTGATCTCTGCGTGAGATCAGAATAAAGACCCGCGCTTCTCAGCGTTCCCGCGTCGAGTTTTCTTTTAACCCAGGTCAAAGCGATCCCCCGTCGTCTGTGTGCGCCCATAGCTTCTGTCTGTCTGGCGCGTCTGCTGTAGCCGCGAACGTGATCCGGTGGCTTGTGGTTAGCCATGACGGTAGGGGCGCAAGAAATGTTATATCGTTCCCGGTGCTGCTGGCCATCCTATTTGTTTCGGCGCGGGTGTTTTCGTTTCCTGGATCGTACAGCAAAACCTTTGACGTATCTCCAACCCAAAACCACTCGGCGCGGCCTGATGGAAGCGTGATCGTTTTTGTTCCCGCGTTGATGCTGGAGATCTCGGAATCGGGACAATAATAATCGGCGACAATTGCAGCCCAGACCGCGAGGCGCACAGTACCCCCTGAGCCGTCAAGGTTGCGCGTAACCCCCAAAACCCGCCCGCTAACGCTCGATCCACGGTGGCCGCCCGTTGTGAAATCCGCGAATGCGTAATGCGTGCCGGTGATCTTTAGTTTATCGCCTGGGTTGAGATTCCAAACGGACTCAGGCCCGAGCGCAAGATCGTATATATAAACGTTGGATAATATCTGGTCAGGCGTTGTTATCGCTTGAACCAGCGAGGCCAGGCGCGGTCCTTGCCAGTGATCGGGCACCTTGAACGACTGTTTTTTAATGCCCCCTTCCGCTTGGATTCTTAGCTGGTTGCGGATCGTTAGCTTCGGTTTTGACTCGCTAAAGAACTCTACCTCGATCACGTTTGGAGGCTTTGCGCGCGGTCCGATCCTGATCGGGGTTGTAAGAAGTTTAGATGTTGCGATCTCGTTTGACGTGTCAGCCTCTTGTGGAGAAAACACGGGTTGCGCGCTGATCTTTGTAGTGCCGCTTTCAAATCTTTGAGTAACCGCAATCTTGAGCGCAATCGCGTCAATGAATAGCGAGTTTGCGTCCATATCAAACGCCACGAAAGGTGAGACGGCCTTCTCTAGATTAGAGCTGGCAAACGTGGCCTCAATCCAGTCAGAAGGAATCCGAGCACCCCAGCCGATGGGCAATAGATCCGAAGACCCGAAAGCGCCCGCCGTCGCCGAGCTTAGAACCGCGCCGCCGCTGGTCTGTAAGAGCTTTGACCATACGTCGCCCAGGGTATTTTGACCGCTAACAAATAAGCACTCATTAACCTCTTTTACTTCTGAGGTGTTAGAGCTTGCTTCCCCGTATAAGAGATCCCCCAAAACAACGAAATAATCAGAGCTGGACCACTGAGACGCAAGCGGCATAACCCGCAAAACCCCCGCTACAAACTGAACGTCTCCCCGCTTATATGTTACCATCTGGCCCGCGATTGGCGCCCCTGCGTAAATCTGATCGGACCCTTCCTCCGGTTGAGTGACTAAAAACCCGCCCCTCGCTATCGGCGACGGGTGATCCTCGAACGGCTCAATGTTTACAATTGGGATCTCCCCCGCTCCCTCTGCGTACCAGTTAGTTGACCCGCCGATAGCTGGCCACATTCGCGAGGCGGATCCCTCTGGCATGAACTGCGCACCTTTTAGATCTTTTCCGTTTGGCTTGATCTCCAGGCATATTTTTCCTGCCTCTTCGTTTTTGAGGGCTCGGCATGTTGTGATTCCGCCCAACGCCTGAAGCTTGGCCGCAACTAAAACCCACAAGTCAAAGACCGACAACACCCGCGAAAGGTGATCGACCGCAACCCCGGACAGGGGCTCAACCGTGAACGTTTCAAAAGAAAACGCGCCACCCGTCTCTTCTACATCTTCAACCCTTATCTTGCCGCCTGAGGGCCAATATATGGTCCGGTCATACCAGCGCCCCTCGCTCGCAATTTTCCACGCTTGGCCCCATCCGTATTTTTTATCAGCTGCCCGCTCTGCCGGGAGGGCTCGAACGCTTATCCCTGTTGGGATTATTTGGGGCTGGCCGTCAACGTGTCCGATCCATATGCGAAACGAGGCATCTGAAACCGTGAACGGGGCGCCAAGCAGATCTCCCTCGGGGGTTGCGGCTACCGCCCAAACCTCAACCAGCCTCCCCCGCCATAATACCGGGCGATCCGTTATTAGCGACCAGGCCCCTGATACCCCGTGGGGAGCCGCTGTGGCGTAATTGATCCCGGTAGAGGTAACCCCCGCGCCGCGTGTGCATCCCGTGAAATTCACGGATGTTTTGCCCGAGTATGCGATCTTCTCGTGACCCCAATAAAAAGATCCGCTTGATGGGAATTCACTTGTTCCGCTAGTGGGGATCGTTGTGTCTGCTATTGGTAGCGCCGCTATTAGTGAAGTGATCTTTGTGGGGTTTGCAAAATGCGACGAATAGACCCCAGATGCGCTCAACGTGTCAGCATCCAGAACAATATCGAGAGCGCGCCCGGATCCTATTGCCTCCCCCGTCTTGATCTCTGTGCTGATAATTTGATCGGCTATTCTTAGCGATGGCGCGTAAGTTACCCCAGACAAACCAGGATCGGGACCATCGCCAAAACAGACTCCGGGCAAGCCTTGAAACCGTACATAATAATGGAGTGGTAAACGGTGGCGAAAGGCTAAACTAGGGTCGCTCATATCTGAACCTTTAAATCAACAGTCCAAACCTCTGCGCCCATAAACGCCTCTTTACCGCTGGAGCTGTAGCCTATCAGCTCAACGTCAGTTAATTTCCCGTCGAGGTTTGAAAGGCTAAACGCGCCAGCGTCTGCGGTAGGTTGACAGCTTATACGGCCTTTGTAGGCCATCCAGTCCAGCACAGACCCCGCGCCTCCTGCTATGTTTTGAGAGGTTCTTATGTTTCCAAGCTGTGTGTATCCCTTCAGGTTCAAAACCTGCCCCTTGATGAGGCTGTACCCATCGCCGCTTTTCTCCCTGCCATCGTGAGCGGTCGAAGCGTCTATCGACTCAACCGATAAGCCGTCAAAATAAAGCGCGCCCGCTGGGGCTGTGCCGGTGGGCCGCCATTTATCAACGGGGTACTCGAAACCAAAAAACCCCCGCGCGGGCCACCATGGAATAAACCAGGTTTTATCAGCCGCCGACGATATCTGACAAACCTTGTTTGATTCGCTCCAAGCTATCGAAAGATCGGATCCTGTTGCCGTCGCGAGCGCAGAGTTGAGCGCGGTAACGCAAGCCTCAAAACCCAGATAGTCTCCAGCCGCCGAAAACGCAAGGGCGCTCGGTGTCCCGCTGTTGTAATCGGGATGGACAAGGTAAAGGGACTTTAAAGTGCTAAAGCCGATGGGCAAGGATCCATATACAAACGGCATGATTAAAGCTCCGTAAACCCACTGAAAACAAGCCGCGCTTTATCCAGCCCCGCCGAAAAATATTTATAATCCTTGATTCGCATCGTCCAACAATTACCACCCGATACAGTGTCAGCCAATGTCAAATAACCGTTTTGCTCTATCTCTGTTGTGATGCTCGCCGCGTTTGCCCTGGTCGCCACGGCCTCGAGCTTGATCCCTCGCCCTTGCGCGCCGCCTGCGCCGCTCCCGTGTCCTGTTTTATGGTTGCCCGTATGGCTAAGATCCGCGCTAGCTAATAGAACAGGGTAAGCCGTAATCGCCGTGTTTGCTGTTAGTGTTGAGCCGCCCGATCCGCTTGTGGTTGTAGCTGAAAAGCCAAATGCGGCAGCTAGCGCAGATGATGAGAATATCACGTCAAAATTGGCATAGTTCCAAACGGTTAATTTCTTATCGCTGTTGATCGTAAAATTCGCGCCTGTTGCGATTTGGGACAAGATGGCCCACGATGCGATAGGGGCTGATCTCCCCTTGGGGTAAATCTTAAAGTCTTCGGGATAGCTTGGGTCTGTTTTATCTCTGAGGGTTACAGAATCCGAGCCGTTAAATGTGGTTGTGGATATTGCGAGGAAAAGGCTCAAACCCCGGTGCCCTCCATGCTGCCGAGCGCGGTTTTTATTTGCGCCCCGATTCCCTGAGCATCTGTCACAACCCCCGATATATTGATCACGATCTGGCGATCTCCTCGGTCCCTTTCTCTGTCAATATCCTTTGAGACGGCCTGGAGCCCCGGAGAAGCCGCGCCGCCTGCGCCGCCAACAGAGCCAACTCCTGCGGCTATTCCGCCATAAAGCGCAGCGGCCGATCCATGGGCCGCCATCGCTGCCACATTGGGAAACGCCGCGAAGGCCGCCGCCGTCTCGAATACCGCCATGATCGCCGCGATGGATCGCTTTGAGTCTATAAACTCGCCCGCCGCCGCCGCTACTACTCCGCCGGATCCTGCTATGGCTTCAGAAACGCCGATCTGGTTTTGTTCGAGCTTTGAAGATATCGACGCAAGGCCAGCCATCGCGGTTCCCATGGTCGCAAGCTCATTGCCTGCAAACTGCCCGGACATGGCGCCCAGTGAAGAAAGCGCCGCGCTAACATCTCTGGTAGCCTCTGCCTCTTCTCTTGCGGCTTGTGATGCAAGTGAGCGAGCGTGAGCAACCTCGCGCAAGTGATCGGCCATGAGGCGCTTCCCTTCGATCTCTTTAATGTCCGCGTTTAGTAGCTCCTGTTTCAGGCTCAATGCTATCTGCTCGCTCTCAGTTTTCGCGCCAATAGAATCAAGCTCTGTCTGCCTAAGCTCTATATTTATGCGCCGGATCTTGATCGATTTTTCGTTTTCGCGCGCTACATTCCGAATAGAGGAGAGCTCCGCGTTTAGGTCAAAGTCTTTTTTAGCCTTCGCTCTCGTTTTCGGTGCCTTTCTTTTCATCACAGGACCATCCAGCGCGGCCTCTCCTGCTAAGAATGCAAGCTCTTGAAGCCTGATCTGTTCTTCGTTCATCTTGGCAAGCGCTGCCCCGAGCTTCTGGATTTCTGTGATGTCAACCCCGAGAGGATCCTCGAGTATTTTAGCGCGCTGTTTTTCTAGGTCGATAAGCGTTTTTACGTTGCTCGCCATCTGCGCCTTGATCGCCCCGGTTGCAGTTTCCACGCGCAGAATCTTAGCAAGCTCCGCGAGCCTATCCCGTTCGCTCTCTGTGATAGTCCCGGCGGCATCTTTCATCTTCAGGAGGTTAGACTCCGCCTTCACTAGAGATTGAGTGCTCTTGCTTACGGCCTTTCCTGTCTTGCTCCAAAACTTATCAAGGTCCGCCATCGTGGATTTTTGCTTCTCCAAAACCTCCGCTTGCCACTCAAGATCGCGCGCCAGCTGCTCCGCTATCTCCTGGCTTTTCATCGCCTCGGCAGCGCGTTTCTTTTCCTGTTCTGTCAGAAGCCCAAGAGGATCGGATGCTATAAAGTTGACGACTGAGGAGATCAGCCCGCCAATTCCCCCCACCCACTTCATCACCTTTCCGGCTATTTCTTCGGCTATGCCTGCCAGCGCGACAAAACCTGACCTGATTCCTTCCACGGCTTCCGTTATTTGATCGCTCAATATCCGATCTAACGTTTTCATGATCGGCACAAGGAACGACGCGACAACATCCAACACACCGCGCAATAGCTCACCGATAACCTGGAATCCAGCCTGGAACGGGCGCATAATAATAGAGGCTGCGGGCACAAGGGACTCCACCAGCGCCTGAATCGCCTCCACAAACGGCGCTAAGGCCTCAAATATGGGGTTGAAAAGCTCACCCATTGAAACCCCGAAATCGGAGAAGGTGGCGGTTATTCGCTCAAATGCTGTGATAGGTCCACCAGATCCCCCGACTTCAATACCCTCCATTCCCTTTCTAACTTCGCGAATCGTGACCGCCATCTTCTCCTCTTGAGATAGAACGTGCCCGATAGCGTCCGACTCTTTTTTCCAAGCCTCTGTCAGGTTGTCTACTAACCCCAATTTCTGGAGGTACATTTGACGTCCGGTCTTGATCGCTTCCGTCATCTGCCGAAGACCTGATCCCACGTCAAGCCCGAGCGCGGTAAATCTGAGATCTAACTTTTGCAGGTTTTCCGCCGTGATCCCGAGATCCACGTTCATCTCTTTTTGAACCGTCATAAAATCCACAAGCTGTTTTGTGGAATATACGCCACCGGCCTCGCGCTTTAGTTTTCTAATTGCGATTGTGGTTTCCCCGAAGCCATCCCCGAGCCTAGACAAGCGAAACGTCAACGCCGCCGCCTCCTCAGCTTGACCCCTAAACGCGAAAAGCGCCGCAACCGCAGCCATAACGCCCCCGGCTAGCCCCATGAAGCCCAGCCCCGCGCCGCCTGCTCCCGCGCCCATACCACCGAGCGCCTTGATCACTCCGTCGCCGCCTGGGATAAACTTACCAATTGCGCCGGTAAGCCCTCCCATGTCTTTTCCGGCTTTGCTAAATTTAGCGCCTGTCTTATCTGCCTGCGCCGCTGTTTTTTTGAACTTGCCGTCAACCTTCTCTATTACCTTAGACGCCTGGTCATGTCCCAGGAGCTTGAAGGTCATCTCATATCTTCCGACGCTAGCCATTTTTAAACGCCTCTTTTTGTGCTTCAGCTGTCGCTGTGTCTATCGCTGATTTGAGATCAGAAAGCCCGCGCACGATCCAAGGTGCCCAGCCTTCAGGCCATTCGCTCAAGGGTGACACCTTAGCCGCTCCGAATAGTTCGAGGATTACAGTCCAACGCCTAGAAGATAGCACAGAAATCGGGCACGCATCGAAAACATATGCGCCGTATTCGCCCGCGAGGTCTTCACAGTTCCCAACGCATCCAGAAAATGCACATGTTATCCCGTGGATCTTTCTTAGTTGGCTGACGTTTGCCGTTGTGACGGCGGCTCTTTTGCTTTGGTAGGGTCCCAGGTTGACTCTGTTAACACCCACAGCCCCAAGCCGATCACAAGCCCCGGATGGGCGTTTTCGATCTCAGCTTTCCATTTGTCATCGTCCCAGGTTGATCCGTCAGGGTTTTGGATCTCTGTAACGCACATTTGTGCGATCTCGAAGGCGGCCGCTAGGTATTGCTCTTGCAAGCTGTCATCTTTAAGCCCCTTGATCGATATAGAAGCGAGTCCTATATGCTCCCGATTAGTTAGCGGTCTAACGCGAAATAGCGCCGGGGTTGCGTTGCGCTTTATCTTGCACAACGCGACGGGCGCGACGTCTAGATCCTGATCTGGGAACTTCTTCACCGCAGGATCGTAGCGGTAAACCAGCGCCGTCGTATCGTCCGCGCGAATGAACCAGGGGTGGTCGTTCTGTGGTTTGTTTTGCCCGTTTTTTTTCATGCTTTACCCGAAGGAGATCCTGAAGTCAGTATCCGCTGTGGCTTCTGCCGTGGGAGCCTGTATTGCTGTATCTCCCGTATAGTTACCAACTCCGAACTCTACTGACAAGCCATGAAGCCCGCCTTGATCCTCTGCTGCCACGGACTTGTAAAACGGCGCCGGTATGTAGATCCCCAGCATTTTGCCAGGCTCGTTGCCAAGCTCATATCGAATCGCGTCTCCGGTTGTTCCTACAAGATCAGCCCAGGCCGACGCGGTTAAAGCGTCCGTGGATGGGATAGACATTGAAAGCGAGACGTTGCGATCTGTGAGGATATATTGTGCGATTCCTTCAGATGCGGAAAACTGGCGCGCTTCGGTGAGCGTGTTTGTAATCGTGATCGACAGGTCGCCAATTGGGAGCTCTGTGTTTGCGCTGCCTGTAGTGGTACAAAGCGAACCTCCCGATCTGCCGATTGCTACGGGAAGATAGGGGTCTGTCACAGAATAGGCCGCCGTGCCGCCTCCAGCGGGGGTTTGTAGCCAGGTTCCAACACGACACGAGAAATCCACCTCGAGAAAACCGGCTGGACTACAGCTAATGGTTGCGCTCTCAATTACACAATCTGAGAGTGTATAGTGTTGATCTGTGTTTTGCCCCTGCCACAAAAAGGTCAAAGGCGTGATAGCTGTGGAGAGATAAACGGTATTTGTTCCGTAAAGCGTCCCAGATGAAGCGACCGCATCAGATAGCGGGTAGGCCAAGGTCAACTCCTCTGGATCCGGGTCGCCGTCGCCAGACTTGATCATCCCCAGGTTGTATTCTCCAGAGGTCGTTGAGGGTACAATGATCCCAGCCCCGGCGGAAAGGCTCGCGGTCGTTCCATCGCCAACCTTGACGTTAGTTGTCGTCGAGCCTGTTCCGAGCTCGGTTGTGTAGTTATCAATCAAACTAGCCCCGAGCGCGTATTTTAGAAGTTCCGCGTCTGCGTGTTCTGTTGGAACTGCGCTAATACCAGATGCGCCCGCAGATGACCAACCATGGGCGCGCATTTTAAAGGTCAACGTGCCGCCGCTTCTCGCTCCCGCTATCGGGGTGGGAGAAAAGAAACCAGACCGGATCGAATCAACCTCGAGCACCTCATTGGGGAAATCAAAGCTAGGCGCCTCGCATTGGATCGTTGTCATGCTCGAGGTGTCGGCCGTACCCCATGCGCCCTGGGCTTTGACCTGGAGGCGCGCGATCTTTGAACTTGCGTAAGTTGGCATCTGGATTCCCTCTTATATATCTAATTGGTAGGTAACTAATACCACAAATTCCGTCAATACTGTGCGGTCTAGTGGAGTAATTGTCCCGCTCGTGACTGTAACCTCTAAAACATCGCTCGAGTTTTCGCCCTGGAACTCTTCAAGAGCCACAAGCAACCGCTCGGAATCTTTCAAGATCCGATCTCTAGCGTTGCGGGTTGCCTGGTATGCGACGGCTAGATCAAACTCAGCGTTTACAACGGCGGGCTGTGTGCTCGATATATACCGGAGATCCCTGCTAACCGGACCAGAGGGCGCGATTGCAAATGCCCGGTCACGACTGATCGCCGCCTCTGAAACATCGAGCCCAGGGTTATGCCTAAACTTGTCAGCCGCGCCGGATTGCTCATCAGGGGTTATCGCTTCGATCTTTGTGATGATTCCAGCGATCAGCGTGTGCGCCCTCGTCGCCATTAGTAACGCACCGCTGGTATTCCGCCCCACTTGGTGGACTCGCCCGAGCTAATCACCCCATCGCCGTCGTTGTCATAATGGGACAAGGATCGAAGACCAGACATTACCGCGCCGAAAAAGCGCTTATTTAGCGATTCCGAATAGCTAACGCGATCTGTGTCCGCATGAAAAAACCCCTCCATCAAGAGCACAGACTGAAGAGCTAAAAGCCCCGCCTCTGCAAACGTGGAAGAATCGGCGCCGGTCAAGTGTGCGTAGCGGCCCCGGCCTAATAGCTCGTTTCTTAGTTTATCTTGGGCCGCAAACGCGATCCGCCGTAGCTTCTCGCCGCCTTGCAATTCATATTCTGAGGGGAAGTTGGCCGCCACAAATCGCCCGGTGTCTGTAACAGAAGGCGTAGCCGGGAAGCCTGACCGCACAACGTGAAGCCGTTGATCGTAGCTTCTAACCTCTCCGCCTGAATAGGTAATAACCCATCGGATCCGATAGTTGACGCCGAGATCTGTCGTTGCCGAGCTTGGGACCGTTGCCGATATTTTGCAGCCTTTGATCGTGTCGCCAGTCGCAAACGATGAAACCGGAGGAGCGTCAAAGGTGATCACGCTGGGGCCCGTGTAGCCCCTGACCCATAACCGCGAGGCGACCCCCGAGCCGGGGATATGCAGAAGCGGATCGCCTGCGGTTACAGAATCAGAAGATGAAGACACTATCGCCGAGTCACTTGTAACCGTGGCGATGGTGGCGCTGTAGGTGTCCACGGTGGCGGTCAATGTTTCCACCGTGGACCCGCTCAGCTTTTCAAGGGTTGCCGTCGCACTTGTGGCGGCCTCGTCAACGATTATCGACGCGGATCCGGCCTGGTCCTGTATAACCTCAATAGGTCTAAGATATGCCACAAGATAAGCCCCTATCCCCTATGCGGGGGTGTTGCCTACAAGATTCTGATATCCAGGCGGCATGAAGTAAGACGCCATCGCGCACTGAACTCTCAAGTTGAGAGAATTGGTGGGGTTATCGGTGTACTGGGTCACAATCGGAGCCTCTCGAAGCCACAGCCGGATCGGGGTAGAGTTGACCGGCACTAGCATCCAGTTATTGGAATCTGTCAGGTATGGACTTGAGACAACCGTGATGTTGTAGGATGCGAAGAAGTTCGCAGATAGATCCGAGCCAGAGAATGCGGGTGCAACGAGTTCCAACGCCGTTTTTTCCAATTCCGGCGGACATACAAGCGCAATTTCGCCCAGCGCCGCGTCATAGGTTTCGCCTTCGAGATCCTTGAAGCGTCGGAGACGGGTCAAAGCATCCGCAAGCGCGGCCGCGTCGAGGGTCGTTGTCTCTTTGTTATCGAATACTCCGCCGCTTATCGGATGCGCCGAATCAATGGGACTTTTTCCGTCCGCGCCATCATGCGTCCACGCCTTGACAACCTGGCCCCAACCCTGGCTTACAACAGAGTTAGAAACCGCAAACCCGAGCTTACGCGCGGACTCAGAAACTAGGTTCCCAATATCACGAATTTCGTGACTAGGTAGGCGGACGTTCAGCATGAACATGCTGTAATTTATAGACTGCTGGTATGAGGAGGATACGCTCGCAAGCGTGCCGCCCGTGGGATCGCTGATACCGTCCCAAGCCTGCACGGTTGTGATTCCTTGCATAGCTGCCTTTTTCAAGCTCGCTACGTCATCGCGGTCAACTTTGACGACCTTTTCCATTTGAGCCATAGCGCGCGTAGCGTCGCCGATGCCGTTGAAAAATGCCTCGGTGACCTGCGTAGAGGCGGCCTGTGAAAATGCGGTCTGTGTTGCCATGCTAGAAACTCCAAATGTTTAAATGCTTTCTAGTTAGTAACACATTATTTTCGGGTTGTGGCGTTTTCGGTTACAAATTTCTAGGGTCAATGGTTTTGCGCTCAACCTCTGCGGTAACATCTGCCGAGCCGAAAGCATAGCGCGCGGCCTCTTGTACGCGGCGCCTCTCACGCTCGCCCGCTTGTGTAGTTTCCTGCACCGCGATCTTCTTCATTGCGAGGTTTGCCTGGTCATGTTGCAGGGGGTGGCATTTATAGATCGCGCCACCCGGCATTGTCGGAAATGACTCGCCATCCGTCGCAGGCTCATAACCGTAGAGCCTAAGAAGCTCTATTGTGCGCTTGCCTTCCGGTGACTGCGGATCGTGGACCCGATAATAACGATACGGGCGCGGGAGTTTCTGCCCTGGGTTAAACGGGTCAGGCGCTCCCGCTTGGCAGTGCGCGGGAACATTGGTGATCCCCATCTGGTTAGACTTCTGAAGCCCTGCCATGATCTGCGTTGCGCCGATCAATCTTTGCGCGCGCTGCTCTTCTCCGGTTAGCTCTTGTTTTCTTCGCCCCATCTTATTCTCCCATCAGCGTTTTTATGCGTTTGCGTACCGTCTCAGCGTTCCCGAAGAGGGTTTTAACCGCTGCGTTTTCTATCGCCGAGCTAGCTATCTGCGCATCCCTCTTCGGTTGAATCTTGAAGCGCGATGAAACAAGGCCCTGGTGGCTTTCTATCCACTCGCTGATCTTCTGCCTGCCCTCTGTTGTGTCTGGGTCAACCTGTGGCGCGAGCTTCAAAAGCTCCTCATCGCCTAGCACCTCCACGCCTGCCGATCTCATAACCTGTAACCGGCGGTCACTTTGCGCGGACTGTAGCGAAGCCGTCAAGCTCTCGTGTGATTGCTTCAGGCTCTCGTATTCTTTCGCTAACCTCTCCAGCTCCGCCGGGTCGATCTGGTCTGTTTTCTCTGGCTTTTTCTTTGGCTTTTTCGGGGCGGCTTTTTTCTCTTCGGCTTTCTGTTCTATTGGCGTTTCTGCCTTTGGTGGCGTCAATACCAGATCGGGCGCGGGCTTTTCCGGGGTTGTGTGTGCCTCCGGTTGTGCCTGTGGTGGTGGCGTGTCCGCCTTTGGTGGCGGATCGGGTTGTTTCTGTTCGTCCATGTTTGCCCCTTTCGTCTATTTGCTCAGGTATTGATCCAGGATGCTTTTTAGCTTTGGATCTTGCTTCATTCCTTTCTTGATCATCGCGGCTATCTTTTGACGTTCTTTCACTTCTGTCAACATTCCGGCGGTAACGTTTAGGGCATAATGCGCCTTTAGAGCGTCGAATTCATCTTTGGTCGGGGCTAACATGTGCTCGCCTTCCCTGTGCTTGCCGCTGTCTGTGAACGCAAACCAGGCTTTTGCTCTGTTTGTTACGGTCTTTTTCCCACCGGGGCGGGCTTTGGATTTACCAAAAAAGCCCACAGTTATAGTTTTCCCGCTCTGCTGAGCTTTGACCTTGAAGCCGCGCCACATTCCGCCCGTTGATCTGTAGCCCCTTCGCCTGCCTCCCCTGTTCGCGTTGATGTTGTCGATTGTATTAAGCCAGAGGCTGATCGCTTTTTTGTTCTTCTGGTTCCGCGCGATGGCTAGGTTTTTTTCAGCTTTATTGAGCGTAGTTTTAACCGGAACATAACGCCCCGTTTGCCGCCCGCTGCCGAGTCTCTTTTTTGTCTGGATCCTGTACTTCACCTTCCCCGCGTAGGCTGTAAACATGCGGACCACGGGCCTCAGCATCTTGCGAGAAGATACAGAAAGCCCGCTGTGGTATTCGACGTCAACCTTTGCAATCATTGCACAGCCTCGAGCGTCGCCGGTGGCTCTGCGCTCATCTTGATCCGCCTTTGGATCTCGAGGTTTTCATCTAGCACCGCAGACGCTTCGGCTTTAGAGATCCCGCGCTCCTTCGCTATTTGCTCCACGATAGACTCAAGACCAGACGCCGCGCGGATCTCGCTAGCCTGCGACTCATGAAGCGGATCGAATGGTTGCGAGAATTCGTGGTACTCAAGGCGCACATTAACCCCGCCCGTGGGCATTACAGCGAAGCCCCGGATCGCGTTAGTCCAGCGCGCTAGAATATTGAAGAGTTTATTCTCTGCCCGCTCAAAGGCGCGGCGGTGAATTAGTTTCTCAGTTTGTCTATCTGCCTGCTCCACCAGTCGAGAGGCGGCGGTGTATGCGCCCGAGGACATCAGCGCGGAGGGGTCAACCTTATTTTGTGACAAAACCAGGCGAAGGAAACTCTCCGTTGACTCTATAAAACCTCCCACGGTGTTAGCGTTTGCGCCGCTCACGATCTTGAAATCGTGATTTTCTTCGAGGTTTAAAACCGTGTCCGGGCCGACCTGGATCTCTGTTGCATCCATCCCCCCGCCCGTCAAAACCCGCTGGCCCCATCCCTGTTGGTGAATAATAGATCCGATATCAGAATAGGATAAAATCAAATTGATCTGGCAGGATAATAGGTCAGAATTCACCGCAGGCCAGAAAGCCCCGCACCTCTCACCGGCCCGAAGCGTGACAAGCGGGATCGCGCCGATTGGGTTTTCTTCTGTCTCGTATAGCGGGGATCCGTCTGCCCATGTAATTGTTTCGGGTGTCAGGATAAGATCTTCTTCCTGAACCGTCCCATATGCTGTCTCGCGCCGTGGAAGCCTTACGCGCCATTTGTTGATCGATCTCTCGTCTTTCACTAGTGGCGATTCCCGCTCAGGCTTTACGCGCCAAGGCGCGAGAACATGAACAGAGATCCGCGAAGACCCCGCCGAATCTGGAAGACACAAGAGCGCAACCCCAGCATGAAGACAAAGCACCTCATGAGCATAGCGAAGGCTGGAGCTAATCTCGGCCTCTTCGTAGATTCTGCGGATCGCCGCTTCGATCTCTGGGCTCCTTACGCCCTCGAAGGCTCGCGAGGGCTCAACAGAATAGAGAGCGCCGCCAAGCTCACGCGCAATCGAATAAATAAAAGGCATCGTCCGAAGCTGGATATTTTTCCAGCTCTGCGGAAACATCTTTTTAAGCTCAGCGAGCGCGGGTGAATAATCCCTGTTGTGGAATTTCTCGAGCGCCTGCGACTGTGCGTCGTAGGTGTTCTCGTCAAGGTTTTCATACGATACGGAAAGCATTGTTTTCTCTGGGTTTAGTGTCCAGCGCGTAATAACCGCGAGTTGTCTTGTAGCGCTCCATTGACAAGATAGCATAGCGCAAGCCGTCTATACCATGATCCCATCCCTTTTTTTTATCGATGGCGTCTATGGGTACCCCGTTGTGCAACATCCAGCTGTAATTCTGCAAGCAATAGAAGATAGACCACCGATCTTGGCGGCCCTCTCTAACCACCTGCTCGGATATATAGAGCCGTGGGCGGCCCCCATCTGCGGGATCCAATAAATCGCGGATAAGCTCGATGCCTGGAAGCACCCGCGCCGCCTGCCCATCGCTGTCTTCGTTTGTCTTTGTTCGCCATCCCCAGGATCTAAGCATCTTACCTTGGCGCCAATTGTCCGCGCGATCTATCCCTACCGCAAGAGGCGCACGGTGCCTGCGCTTTTTTAGGTCGTGCCACCATTGGTTTTGATGGTCGATGGATTGATTGGGTGTAAAATGCTCGCCCACGATCACATACGTTCTAACGCCTGGTGTTAGCTCAACCGCGTCCAGCTCTAAGAAGTGGTGACGGGTCAAGCCCCAGTCAGCCCCGCCGATCCAATTGCCCTCTTGGCGCGTCCAGGGGATAACGTGTTTAGCTGAAAACTCAGGAAATATCGCCGTTTGTGGCGCCATTACCTCTCCGAGCACCTCAGCGCGCCAACGGGATTTTGAATAGCTCTTTTTCAGGCTCTCAATGAATGCGGGATCAAGGTGAGGATTATCCATAGACCCCGCGCGGATTATACAGACTGACTCGGGATCGGCTTTTCGCAATTCCGAAAGTCTGCGAATGACCCCGGTATAGCCTGCGGGGGTTGTTGTGGCCCATAAACATCGGCGATGGCTCGGGGTTTTTGGGCACCGAAGGCGAGCTTGCAACAGATCGAAGACCTCTTCCTGGCGCGGCATTGTGGTCACTTCGTCCATCGAAGCCCAGCCGAGGTTCAAGCCAACGAGATTCTGACAACGTGTCGCGCTCCTTAGCAGGATCTTGGATCCCCAGTTTGTGATCAACTCCATACGGGATTTGTTAAACGCTTGGATGATGCCTTTTCCGTGGCGGGCTTTCATGTTGTCGTCGATCTCCTGGATCGCCTTCACCATGACATCGAGCGCCAATTGATATGTGGGGCAGACCACAAGCCCATCCGAAACCCCGCTTTGACCTGTGGCTTTGGCGTAGCTTGCTGACTCGAGGACGGCGAGAACAATTCTCATTGCATTTACGCAACTTTTGCCAGCGCCAAAACCCCCGATAAAAAGAGAGCGGGTCTTAGGTGTGCGTAGGAAAGCGGTTTGTTTTCCGTAAGGTTCTAGGCCCCACAAGTCCTTGAAACTAGTGACTTTTTTCATGTTCCGCGCTTTCTAGTGTTGGGCAAAACTCATAGCCAATCGCGAGCGCGTGAAGGTGTCTTATTTGCTCCTGTGAGAGTCCGGTTGCGCTTCCAATATCAGCCCAGTCCGCGCGGGCCTGCGCCTCTTCGTATGTTTCTCGGTCGTCAACAAGCTCAGGCACGTTTAGCTTATAAAATCGCGCGACCTCCATTTCCCACTCTGGAAAAACCCCGTTTTTTTTCATTAAAGACAACAGCTCGCGCGCACATCCAGCGCCCAATCCCTTGCAGCCTATAATTCGAGCGCCAGAAACACGCGCCAATTCTTCGAGCGTCTCTTCTTTTCTGTAATAATGCTTATAGCCTGATCCGTGGTTTTCGTAGGACGTATACTCCGCGCTTAATCGAAAAAGGCAGCGGTCAAGCCTGCCAGAAACTTGGTCTGGCCCGAGCTGTAAGGCTTCGTTCGGTGAACACCTGACCTCATCAAAGCTATGCAAATGTCTTGATTTTTTACTCTCCAAACTCAATCCCCTGTTCATATTCAGCCGCCGTTGATGATGTAAATTCACCCAGGAAAATAGCAACGGGCTCCGCGCTTTGTAACTCGAAGCGCTCGATTATCTTGCGGATAGACTCAATCAAAGCCGTTGAAAGTTTCACCTTGTCGCGGACCTCGATCTCCCCGTCTAGGCTCAACATCAACAATTGAGCGATTGCAACGTGGACCAGCGCAGACGGGTTGATCGTCTCCATGCGCCCGCCGAATATTTTCTTGTATCTGCGCTTCACCTTGTCAGGCGCCGCAGACAGGATCGCCTGTATCAGAAGCGCGCCCGCCGGATCGTCGGCTTTCAGGAGCTCTTTTGCTACCTGTTGTTCAGCTTTGGTGATTTTAGGTGATGTCAAGGTACAATCTCCAGCCCATATTTCCCAAGCTCGCCCCCGTCGAGGGCCTCAAGCGCCAGCACTAACAATTCCCCGTATTCCCCGGATTCCCAATTATACCTCCTAGATGGGCGCAATACCTCGATCTCCTCATCAAGCGCCCCATCAATTGAGAGATACCACCGGCCGCCCGGATATGCTTCGCCTCCGTACCGGCCAACATTAATTTCGCGCCCGCCAAACGCTTTCATTATTTGGGCAAATATCGCGCCTTGCGTTTGCGTGTCTGATAGGTCGGGGGTGTATTCCTCCCCGTGCTCGCCCACAATCGGCCACCACACCTCCCGCTTTCCATCTATGGAAGAGCCAACGCGCAGCATGTGATCGAACTGTCCCGAGGCGCACCATAGCGTAGCGAGCATTCCAGGCCGCCACCTGAACCAGGAGCACCGCGCCGCGCGGGATCCCAGGTTTTGCCAGTAGCCCGCGCTGGGGTGCGCAAAATCGTCTTTGTTGCTTATCATGTTTTTGATCCTGTTGTTTTTGGGTTTGTCAAG